GTTCATTGTTGGTGAGGACCAGAATGTTGGTGAAGGCAGCATTGATTACGGTATGGTTAAACTTTCGCCAACAACAATCGGTGTTTTTGGCGGGGTGACACGGCGGATGCTGCAACAATCCAGCCTTGATGTGGAAATGCAGTTCCGCAGTAGCCTGGCAACAGATCTGGCACTTGGTCTGGACTATTACGGTCTTTATGGTGACGGCGTTGGAAACAACCCGCTGGGGATTGTCAACACAACCGGGATCAACGCTGTTGCCTTTGCTACAGGCGGCAAGCCTACATATGCCGAACTTGTCGAAATGGAGACACAGGTCGACATGGATAATGCACTGACAGATTCTGTGCGCTATGTTGGTAACTCCCAATTCCGTGGCCACTGCAAATCGACGGAGAAATTTTCCGGGTCGAGCGGGCAGACAATTTGGGAGCAGGGCAACACCGTAAACGGTTACGACGTTGAAATCACGAACCAGATTCCGCCAGGCGCCGCGGTAACAGGTGTCTACGACGTTTTGTTCGGTAATTTCTCGGATGTTCTGATCGGCCTCTGGGGCGCGCTGGATATCCTGGTCGATCCGTTCACGCAGTCGCTTTCCGGCACCCGCCGCATTGTGATGCACCAGGATTTCGATATCGGCCTGCGCCGCAAAGAGAGTTTCACACTGGGACGTTAGAAATAACCGGATCCGGTTGATGTAATCAGGCGGGCTGTGCGCAGCCCGCCATTAACGAAAAAGGATTTTGATATGGCTTCGAAAGAGGTGAAACTGAAAATCACATCGGCGATTGCTGTTGATGGTAAAATCGTAAAGCGTGGCGAAACAGTTGTTTTGGCAGAGGCTGCGGCCAAAAATCTGCTTGATCGCGGCCGTGCAGAACTTGCCGAGGCGGCTGCCGACACATCCGAATTTGCAAAAATGAAGGTGAAAGAGCTGAAAGAATATGCGCTTGAACTGGACATCGACGGCGCAGACGGGATGAACAAGGCCGATCTGGTCGCCGCGATCGAGGCGGCACTCGCCGAATAAACCATGCCCCACCCCCCCTGGGAGGACCTCTCCGAGTTTTTCGACGTGGATGATTTTGCAACAACCGCAACGATCACCCGCGCCGGAGGACAGATCGGAGAGGTCCGAGGCATTTATGACGACCCGAACCAGGTATCACGGCTAGGCGAATACGAACTGGATCATCCTGTGCCACGGTTTACCTGCCGCGAGGTCGATGTGGCCGGCGTATCACGAGGTGACACAGCGATGATCGAGGGGCGGGTTTACGATATCATGCAGGAACCTGAACTGGACGGGACCGGCATCGCCACGCTGATCCTGTCCGAGCCGAATGTGGTTTACAATGCTGGCATTTGATATCGATGATGATGCGCTTTCCAGGGTCGCCGCTGAATACGCCGCAACACCGAAACAGGTAGGTCAGGCTCAATCACGGGCATTAAAGCGCACCGCCGGAACAATCAGACGCCTGTCATCAACGGGGCTGCAATCGGAACTCGGGTTGCGAAACGCCAAGGCGCTACGGCGCCGGATAAAACAGTATCGTGTCGGCAAGGGCCGTGGTGCATTGAAATTGTGGTTCGGCGCCAATGATCTGCCAATATCAGCATTCAAGGGCCGCCCGAAAATCGTTCCTGGCGGTGTCAAGTTTGGCGATATCATGATCCATGGCGCGTTTTTTGCGCGGATCGGTGGAAAACGGATGGTGATGCAGCGGCACGGCAAGGGCCGCTGGGATATCAAGGAGGCCACGCTGCCGGTGGCTGACCGGATGATGGTCTTTCTTGAGGATCATGTGTTTGTGGATATCGAGACCATCTATTTCAAGAATTTTCTGGCAGAAATCAGGGCGCGCACAATTCTTGGCGTAGGGGGTTACTAAAATGGCTGACCAGATCGATCTTGGCGCTGCATTGGACATGATTGTCCAGCGGATCGGCGGAGAATTCGCAACATTCAAAACCGTGGTGGCCGAGGACGAAAGCCGCACAAAACTGGAAGTTCCGGCAATCGTCGTCCAGCTTTCGGAAATCGAGCCTGATCCGGAAGGTGATGCGCACACCGGACAGCTTCCATGCCTTGTCAGGTTCGAGGCGCGTGTGATCATGGGGCACAGGACGCCGCAGGTGCGCCGCGAGGTGGTAAAAGCGGCCGGATCGATTGCGGCCTATATCCACAATGACAGGATGGGATCGAAATGGGGCGGCGCAACCATTATTGCGGTTGAACCTGATGAATTTGCACCGCAGGCTGACAAATTCGACATCTGGCGGATCGAATGGGTGCACCGGGCTGATATCGGACCGAGTTATTTTGTAGATGACGGGGCGACACCGACGATAATCCTGTCGTCATGGGAGCCGGAAACAGGCCTGCCTTATGAAGGATCATATGTGGCCGAGGATGTTTGATGTCTGAATTTGCGATATCACAAATCATGCAGGCCGTGGAGCGCATGGTCATGGTGGCCACCGTCACGCAGAGGTCTGGCGACAGGGTCAAGGTGAAATGGGCTGATGGTGCAGAAAGCGGGTGGCTGGCACTGGCGCAGCTTGGGTCGAGCGCACAGAAATTCTGGATCCCGCAAAACGCCGGTGACCAGGTTGTTGTATTGTCTCCCGGCGGGGATACGACAAAGGGTATTGTTTACCCAGGACCATTTGCAGGCGGTGTTCCGTCCGGAAATTTCAACGGCACATTCACCGGAACCGGTGATGTTGTGGCCAGCGGTATCAGCCTGACCGGCCATGTGCATGGCGGTATTCTGCCTGGTGGCGCAAATACAGCAGGGCCACAGTAAAACAAAACACGCCGTCGATCTGGGGGGAACCGCCAGAGGATACGGGCGCGGGCAGCGGCCAGTATGGCGGCATGTATGGCATCAGTTCGACATCCGGCCGGAAAATCGGCGAGATCGACCACCTTCGGCAATCGATCCGTGATATCCTGACGACCCCGATCGGGTCGCGGGTGATGCGCCGCGATTACGGGTCGCGGATTTTCGATCTGGTCGATGCACCATATTCGCCATCAACACGTCTGGATATCATTGCAGCCACAGCCGAGGCGCTGATGACGTGGGAGCCGCGCATCGATGTCGAGGACGTCGCCCTGCAATCCTACGAACCCGGTCACATCACTATCGATCTGACCGGACGCTATCTGCCGGATGGCCGTGAAGTCAAAATAGAGGGGATCGAGGTCGGATGAGCGCGTTTACGGCAATCAATCTGGACAAGCTGCCAGCCCCGCAGGTGATCGAGCGCAAGGATTTCGAAACAATCCTTGGCGAGATCAAAACATGGCTGATCGGGCGCGAACCTGGCCTCGAGCCGGTTCTGGGGCTGGAAAGCGAGCCAATCGTCAAGGTGCTCGAGGCATGGGCCTATCGCGAGATGCTGTTACGCGCAGAGTTCGACGATGCGGCGCGGGGCAACATGCTGGCCTATGCCACCGGCGCACAACTGGACCAGCTGGCCGCATTTTTCGGGGTCCAGCGCGCTGTTATTCAGGCCGGCGATGATACTGCTGTCCCGCCGATCCCTGAAATAATGGAGAGTGACACCAGATTCCGCGCGCGCATCCAGATCGCGCTTGAGGGGTTTTCCAGCGCCGGTCCACGCGGGGCCTATGTATACTGGGGGATGACGGCGTCGCCGCTGGTCAAGGATATCGGCGTTGAATCCCCTGTTCCTGGGCAGGTTCTGGTTTCAGTTCTATCGACCGCCGGAAATGGAACCCCTGATCAGGCCACGATTGATGCGGTGACGCTTAAACTTAACGACGATGATGTGCGCCCGCTGACCGATCAGGTTGTTGTCCAGCCCGCAACCATCATCACCTACAGTGTCGCTGCCACCCTGACCCTGTATGAGGGGCCGGATGCAGAGGTTGTAAGGCAGGCGGCAGAGGATAGTGTCAGGGCGTATGTGGATGACCATCACCGTCTTGGTCACGATATCACCGTGTCAGGACTTCATGCAGCGCTTCATCTGGCAGGGGTCCAGAATGTGGTTCTTGCCAGCCCTGCTGCCAACATTGTTGTGGCCACATCAGAGGCCGCATACTGCGCAAGCATAACCGTTACTGTCGGGGGGCGAGATGTCTGACATTGCAACGATTTTACCGCCAAATTCTGGCCCTGTCGAAGATGATCTGGAACAGTTCAGCGGGCGCGTGGACGATCTGGCCAAGCCGGTTTCGGAGCTTTGGGACGTCGAAAACTGCCCGGTATCCCTGCTGCCGTGGCTGGCCTGGGCGTTGTCGGTTGATAACTGGGACAGCGGCTGGTCGGAAACGACCAAACGGGCCACCCTGCGGGAGGCTGTGCACCTCCATCGCTCGAAGGGCACGGTCGGGGCGGTCAAGAGAGCACTGGCTGCCGCAGGTTACGGCCTTGCGGAAGTCGTGGAGAATTTTGGCTGGGAAAAATATGATGGTGTGCGCAGATATGACGGGTCTTTTCAATATTCAGAACCAGATCACTGGGCGGAATATAGAGTAAATCTGACCCGACCGATCACTGTTGAACAAGCCGCGCAGGTCCGTGAAATCCTGTTGTCTATCGCTCCGGCACGCTGCCACCTTAAATTACTGGATTTTACCGAAGCAACGAACATTCATGACGGCCGCATCCGTTATGATGGCCAAAGCACTTATGGAGTTTCTTAAATGGCGAACCTTCCTGAAAACCCAACTTGGGAGCCTGGTATTTACCAGCTAGAAACAACCGATCCTGTTGTTGGAGGCCCGCCTAATCAGGCCCTTGGTCAAGGTATTTCAAATATACCTGCGCAACAATTGGCCAACCGCACGAAATGGCTTAACGACCAGATCACCGCCCTGCAAACAGCTGTCGGCAGTGCTGCATCGCAGGCCGATATTGACGCCGCCATCAATGCGCTGATCGGCGGTGCGCCTGCGGCCCTGGACACGCTGAACGAGCTGGCTGCGGCACTGGCTGACGACGCAAATTATGCTACAAACATCACAAATGCGCTGGCCGGGAAGGTTGATCTCGTTGATGACGTCCTGTCAGGCGCTCTGGGCGCGAAAGTTGTCCCATCTGTAATCGGATCGCAGGACTGGAATGCGGCGGAGAACACAAAGTCAGGGGTTTCGAAAAACCTGTTGATTGGGACGTGGCCTAATGGTCCGGGAAACGCCGGATACTACCACGTCATGAATTTCGAGTATGTCTCCAGAGGGGGCGGCGGGAATGTGACTCAGGTCGCAATCCCGTATATCGAAACAGGTGGCGATCTCACATCAATCCACTATCGGGTGCGCCGGAACAATATATGGTCAGCCTGGATGCGGGTGCTGAATGATGAGGACCTAGGCCCGGCTTATGAATATATTTTGACAGGCTGGGCAGCAAATACAACCTACACCCTGCTCCATGGTTTAGGTGTGACCCCATCAAATGTTGAAACAACCGCAGTGTGTAAAGTGGCAGAAAGAGGCTGGGCTGTTGGTGATGAAGTGGCTGTTATACCTAGTTATTACTATGTGCAAGGGCTGCATAACGGGCGAAATACAACAGAGATAAAACTCGTTGTCCGAAACATTGCTATAGCAAATGCAGATGCTTCTACTTCTACTTCGTATGATATTACATCTGCAAATTGGGACATCAAAGTGAGGGCTTGGGCATGATGAATCAGGAACAACATCACGCTTATGATGCGCGTGGAAATTATCATGGTATTGTTGTGGCCACAGCGGATGAACTCGCCGCCGCAGGGCTTGTGTCAGGGAACCCGCCTGCACCAGACCTCGTCGCACTTAAAAAATCGGCAACAGATACAGTTATCTCCGAACACGCAAAAATGCTGGAAACACTATCTGGCGGTTATACATCCGCCGAGCGCGATACCTGGACGCTGCAACTGGAATGGGCACGCGGTTATCTGGCCGATCAGAATGCCGCACACGAGGCGTTGCTGGCCGGGATGGTTCCGGCCTCGATGGCAACAACTGCTGCGGCTGATGCGCGGATGATGGCGGATAAAATTGTTGCAAAAGCCAATGAATATGCCCGCCTGACCATGTTGGCCCAGCGGACAAAGACAGAAGCCCTTGCATCGGTCGCGGCGGCAGCCACACCGGCGGACCTCGAGGCCGTGATGGCGGCGCTGAAAGACATCGTAGCATCCGCCATCACCGAATTGAACCAGCCGGTATAAAGGTCCTGACCTGTGAATAAACTGACCAATATGATCGAGGCAATCCTGTCTGTCTGGCCCGCTGTCGCCGCCGCATTC